TTTGTTTCTCTTCCATACTAATATCTGGAGCCTTATCTGGATAGGCCTCTTCTAAGTATTCAATTAATTGCTCATCAATATTTGGAATCATATATTTAAACCAGTTGGGTTAATAGCTCCAGGGTCAGTACCACCATAGCCGCCAGGAGCTGGTGTTGAAATAGGAGTTCTTGCAACGGAAGGTCTACCAGTCCCCTCTTCTTCATCAAGAACTTCAGTTGGTGCATTTAAAGCTGCTTCTTGTTCAGCTTGTGCAGCTCTAGCTTCCGCTAATCTCTGAGATACAGTAGCTGACGCTGTAATAGCTTTAGATTCTATCTGTGCAACTCTAGTTTGTTCTTGAGTCTCAGCATTTATACGTTCTGCCTCAGCAAGGGCAATTTCTTGCTCAGCTTCAGCTGCATTAGAAATCCTTTTTTGTTCTGCTAGTTGAGCTTCAACTCGTTCAACCTCAGCATCATAAGCTTTTTCAGCTTCAGCCTGTTCTGCAGCAGCTCTTTTTAAATCTTCAGCAGCTTCTCTACGTTCCCTAGCTCCTGATATTTCTTCTACAACTTTATCAACTGTTTTCTTTACATTTTTTACTGTATCAGTAACGCCTCTAACAACGTTCCCTACTACATTAGTAGCAGCTTTAACAGTACCTTTTACTAAGTTTTTAACTGCTTTAAACGGATTCCAACCCATTATGCGTAACTCGGTAAATCGGAATTGCTAGTTTCAAAGAAAGCAGGAACTCTAGCTCTCTTTGTATCAGCTAAGCCTTCAGCCTTACCACGGTACATAAGATTATCACTCTGATCTAACCAAAACTTTTTGTTTAGATAGCGATCCTCAGAATTACCTAAAGGCTGGAGTACCCAATTAATAGTAGCTTTCCTTAGTTTATCTAAAGAAGGACTAGCTGTTAAACCTAGCTCTTTACATACAAGACTATGAGAACTGACGTGAATAGTCTCGTCACGGCTAATATCAGCCGAAGTTACTCTTAATCCTGTATCTCCATTAAAGCGGAAGAAAGGTAATAACACAAAGAATATAGCCTTCTCAATAGTTAAAGCCTTTAATACTGTGTGGTCAGGATGAGCATCCCAAGCTGCTTGAAGCCTAAAAGCCTCAGCTTCAGCCTTAGGATCTACACCGTGAGCCTCAGCAATATAGTTAAGGGCTATGTCATGTCTATCCTCATCTCTCACGTTGTCTTCCAGTAGCTCTCTAGACAGAGCTGGGATGTCTTCAAGAGCCTCCTTTATAAATTCCCCTACTGGCAATTCAAGATGCCTTATAGCAAGAGCACGTTTAATAGTTTCTTCAGAGCCTTCCTTCAGTTTTCCTGCTGTTGGACGCACTGGTGTCCAAACACGCTTCCTTGCTAGAAGCTGTTGATATGGGTGTTGTCTCATTCTGCACAATCGCAATTGGGGGCTTTATCTTCGGTCAAAATTTCACTGAGATACTTATCAACATCAGTGTCTTCTAGGGCAGAATACACATCTGTTTTATCCTGTGTATTCGACATGACCTGTAAAGAATAGTATAGACTTTTTAGCGGAGAATTTAGCCATCTAGCCATAAATTGTCTGTCAAATTTTACTAAGTCAGACCACCAATTCATAGAAATAGCGTGTGCCTTCTTGGTTTTATCCATCATGACTTGCCATTCACAATTCAACTCAAAGAAAGTATCCCAACCTACTTCTTCAGCAGTCTCACACTTTGGATGATACTTATAAGATTGAACACCAAGAGTAGAACTATCACGATCTACTTCTAGTGAAATAGGAGGAGCAATTTCAGGGGTTGTAGTGAAGCCTTCTCTATCTACATAGTTATAAGAACAAGTAGCAGTAGGAGCCACAGTAAAGGCTCTAGTCATACCATTCTCTTCAGCTATCTTTGCTGATTCCTTTATACCCTTATAAATAGCGATAGCAATAGCATCAGCTTTTGTCATTTCCTCAGGCTTAACACCTAAATTCTTACGTCTTAAAGCTGATACAAAATCCTTATAAGATACTTCTTCAATAGCTAGAAGATTGGCTAGACCTAGTACACCTAGACCTACCTGATTATCCTTCTTACGGTATATACCAGATCTATTAACTCCAGTTCTTTTATAAAGATCACAAAGAAACTCCATACCCTTAACAAAAGCTTCTGGTAGATCCTCAACACTATTAGTACCAGCTAGATTTATATGACTTAAGAGGCAGGTATCCCTGGATTTAATTAGAATTTCTTGACATACATTGTGGTA